ATAAGTATGTTTCAAAAAATTGAATGGAAAAAATTTTAGTAATTTATATTTTTTTCTATCTATCTATCTATCTATTTAATTATCTTCGGGCAAATAACCCTCGTCATACTTACAATCATAATAGTTAGAATTCATCTTAAACCGTCTATAAACTATCTTACCCTTTTCAAAGCGTATATTACAAACATTTATTATATCTTCATCAATTCCTGTCTTCAATATAATATTTTTATTTTCATCTTCATCTTCATCTTCATCTTCATCTTCATCTTCATCTTCATCTTCATAAGAATCAAATAGAATTTCGTCATCAGCATCATCCGCTGGATTATAATCTTCATCATTTTGGTCATCGTAGTTTCCATCTTCCTCGCCATAATAAATTTTATTTATACATCTCAAATTATAATTATGTTGTTGTGTATAATTATTTTGTTGTATCTCTTCAATATGTAAATGTATAGTATTCAACACGATATTTTGGTCGGAATAACTATTATTAGTCATGTTGCGAGTAGTCATACGAGTCTTCATTTTAAATTTGCGATTCGGGTTCTAACTAAGGTTTCTGTATACTTTTATTATTGTATAATGTAAATATATCAATTTTTTATAATTAATTTTTTAATTATAAAATAAACTTTTAAGCCTCAATCGTATTTTTAATAAAATGTTTTGTCATATATTTTTGAATGTTAAAATATGTAAGTTCATGTCCATCTTCAATATCCAATAAAAATTTTAGTTTATCATCAGGAACAATAAATCTACTATTAGTTTTATTTTCTAACTTATTTTCTTTAATATACTCGATTAATGCTTTGGTAACTTCGGTTCTAGCAATCTCTGTACCTTCTGTCATGTTCATAAAATCACATAATTCCTTGGTTACCTTACTTGGTTTGGCAAATCCAGATGGTTGTCTATTTCCCTTAATCTTATTTTTAGTAACTTCTTTCTTAAGTCCTTTCATTTGTTTTTTAACATTTTTCTCTAATACTTTTAAGGTTTGTTGAAGAGTAATAATTTGTGTTTTTACAAGAGTTAATCCATTAATAAGACCATCAAATTGTTCAAATAATTCATTGTTAACATGTTCGTTATTTTGTTGTAGTCCTTTACTCATTCTATTCTACAATTATGGAGTAAACTTTAAATAGATTTATAAATTATTTATAAATAATAAATTATAAACAATTTATTTATAAATCTAACGACGTCTATGAGAGCGTTTTTTGTGACGACGGGTTTTCTTTTTCATATTTTTACATATAGGACATTTACAAGTTGCTTTATGACCATTTGAACGGCGTCTCTTACGGGTTCCTCCTACTATATTTGGTCCTCGTTCACCTTTTTCAGCAGCATCTAACTCATCATATTCATCAGGTTGTGCTTCAACTTCTTTTTTAGCAGGCGTTTCAACTGGGTTTGAAGAAGACTCATTAACACCTTTAACAAATCCTTCTTCAATATCGCCCATTTGATTCTCAATATCAGGCTCATCACCTCCTTTTTTACCCTTCTTTTTCATATTTTTACAAATTGGGCAACCACAAGTTGCTTTATGTCCATTTGATTTTTTTCCACGTTTTCCTCCTGTAATAGCAAGATCATTCTTTGATTCTTCATCATCATAAGGTTTCTCATCTCCACCTTTTTTAGCATTTTTCATATTTTTACATATAGGGCAAGAGCAATTTGGTTTGTGTCCATTTTTCTTTTTAGAGCCACCCATTAATTTAAGTTTTTCTTTTTCAGCATCTTCTTCATAACCACCTCTTTTTGCCTTGTTTTTCATATTTTCACAAATATGACAAGAGCAATTTGCTTTATGACCATTTTTCCTTTTTGCTCCACCTAATTGAGCAATTGGTGCGCTAGATTTATAATCATCATTCATTTATATTATTGATATAAATTAAGTTTTTCAAAAAAAAGTAAATTAAAAATTTTTTTGAAAATATTTGCTAAAATATTTATTTATTTATTCTTGTTTTTTAGTGCGAACTTTCTTTGGTTTCTCCTTTCTGTCAACCATAGACCAATCATTTTTATCTCCATCTCTGGGTTTTTCATGACTTCTAGGTCGTTCATCTCGAGCTCTTTGTTGTCTAGGCATTCTAGGAGTTTCGTCTTCAACAACAGGAACTGACGAATCCTTAGTATTTTTATAAACATTTCTAGCAAGTTTAAATTCGTGTCTGGTTTCACACATCAATTTTCCACCCTTAATTCCATGAACATCAACTGCTTGCCATTCGTGAACACCAGAACTAGTCTTGGAAATACCGAAATCAACATATTCTCCTTGAACTAGATATTTGTATTGTTGATTCTCAACTTGAATAGTAGAATGGTGAACAAAAATATCAGAACCTGAACGAGAACCGTCTGTAACAGTAATAAACCCATATCCAGCTTTGTTATTGAACCACTTAACACGTCCAGTTAGTTGTTCAGAGGCACTATGTGTAAGATCGTTAGTAGATGACATATTTATAATACAATATATCATGTTATCTTTATATAGTTTAATTTAAATATATTTATGCTTTGTAAATTTAATTTTTTTGTGTTATATAGTATATATGTGTTAATACAAATCTTTCTAAATCTGAAGTTTTTGTAACATCTACATCATTTATATCTATTTTTGAAAAATCATAAAGTTCAATGTTATTATAAGAGATATATTCAAAAACTGGTATTAAATTAATGGTTTCTGGTTCTGGTAATTTTTTTAAATTCACGTTATAATCAATTGACATTTTTCTTACATAATTAAATATAACTAATAAAATCATCTTTAATCTTTTATCATTTTGTTTTTCAGCCTTTTTATTAATCATTTTAAAAACATTAAAAATAGACTCTATAAATTCAGGCATTTTATCAAAATCTCTTCCATTTGCTTTTGACATTTTAATATATACAATAGTTTTTTTTAATTCGTTTTTTTAAACGATTCTATTTCTCTTGTAAAATTGTCTATAATAAAATTATAATTTGGGGTTTCTTCATATTTAAGACTTCTAACATACTTGATATAGTTTACTAATATTTGTGGTAATTTACTATTAATAACTATATCTTGTTTTAAATTTTTTATAATATCAATATTTTCTGATACCATTTCCTGCCAAGGTAATGTTCCTAAATAAAAAAATGCTAACATATATCCTAATGATTCCATATCATCTCTTCTACTCAATTCAATACAATTATGTGCATTTATGCTACAATAAGTTAAACTTCCTATTAAATTATTCGTTTTTTTTATTGGTTTATGTTTATCATTGGTAATATATGACCTACATAATCCAAAATCTATGATATATATACTTTTCCATTGATTATTTAACCCTAATAAAAAATTATCTGGTTTTATATCTCTGTGTACTAATCCTTTATCATGAATTGTTTTTAGAAGAAGAACAATTTTTATTCCTATTTGTAATACGCTAGTTAGAGAGAAAGTAGAATTATTTTTAATTGATTGTAAAGAATGACCTAATAAATTTATAACCATATAATAATTTGTTTCATCTTTTCCAAACCATTTCACAAACGGAACTCCTTGTACATTATTTAAGTATTGATAAATTATTGACTCATTTTTAAGTAATTTCATATCGTGTTCAATAGACTCTACTTTTATTGCAACAAGTTCTCTCGTTCTTATATTTTCACCTTTGTAAATTAAACCAAATGTTCCTTCACCTATTTTTTCAAGCATCTTATATTTTTTATTTATAAGTTTCATTATAAATAAAATATAAAAGTATTTAAATAATATTCATATTAAAATTATTACACAGTGAAAATATAAATAGTAAAAACATGTGTCATTATTAATACTAGTTGTTGGATTATCATTGTTAATTTACCATAAAAATTTATAGGATATACGTCTGTTAATCCTACACCTGATTGAATAGTTGTACTTAAAAAAATATAATCTAATATAGTAAATTTTTCTTTAACAGGTGGCTTAAAATTATCTCTAAAATAATAATACAGACATGCAAAGACAAAAATACATAATATATGAAATAAAACTGTTCTAATAACTATCTTCATTTATATAATACAAATTTATTAATTTATTTAAAATTTTATACATAGAGCGATTGATTTGTCACTACATATTTTAAAGTCATATTTTGTATTTCTTTTAATTTGCTCAAAAATTCTATATTTCCTGTGATCTCTGCAATTTTTTCTATTTCACAAGAAATGTTATTAATTTTCAAAAGAGCTTTTACAAATTCGCCTAAAAAAATGTGTTTTTCTTCATTTAATTCTTGTAAAATTGATTTACAAGATTCTACATCTTGACAATCACACCATTTTTCCATATAATTTAACAAATCATAATGAATATTATAGTCAAATCCTGTGTTTATTTTAAGAGAAGTCTCTTTAATAGAATATGTTTCATACATTTTAGTAATATCGTTAACGATTTTTTGTAAATCTGTATCATCAGTTTTTGGCGAATAATCCTTAAAATCATCTTGAACTGAAATGTTTGTAAAAATACTAAACAACGATATTAATTGCTTAGAAGATAAATGATCTATTTGTTTATCCTCTAAAATCTTAGAAAATACTAGACAATGAACTTCTCTTAATTGAGAGGCAATTTTACCTTTCAAAGAAAGTTTTAATGTAGATTCATCTGAATAATCACCATCTACAAAGCCTTCATCTTTTAATAATTCTAGAACAGTATAAACTCCTGATTTAATATATGTATTTAGACTGTCAAGTTGTCTTTGTAAGTTAGTTAATTCATCTTCTTTTATAGACATTTTTTGATATGTAATTTTATCTTGATCTATAAACTTATTGTTATCGCGTATGTTTTGAATTTGTCTCTCCATTTCTTTACGTTTTTTATTTACCGCAAATTTTACATTCTTCTCCAATTCAATATATTGGCGAATGTCTTCAGATGACGTCCTTAAATTAGATGTATATATTTTCATGTTATCTAGCTCAGTATTTGCGGTTGTGATTTTATCATAAATTTGTTTTATTTGATTATCTAAATCTCCTTTTACCATGCTGCGTCCGGCAAAACTTACTAAATTATTATCACCAATATCCAATAAATTAAGTAGAAGGTTATAAGAAATCTTAAACTTAGATGACAGCGTTTGTGGTTTACCATTCATCATAGCTTTATATCCAACTGAATCGACATTTCTGAACAAATTATTTAAATGAATGACATGACCAACTTTATCTAACCCTAGACGACCTGCTCTACCAGCGGCTTGAGTATACTCGTGACTGTATAATGGTCTATTAATTTCTCCATTAAATTTATTAATATCTGTAAAAATTGTTGTTTTAACAGGTAAATTAATTCCTACGCTCATGGTTTCAGTACAAAATAGAATTTTAATAAATCCACGAGCAAACAACATTTCTGTCATTTCTCTTAAAATTGGCATTAAACCCGCATGATGAATACCGATACCTTTTCTAAGAAGTTTAACTGTATTTACATACTCTGGAAGATGTAAATATTCTTCAAAGTTTGGCAGCTTTCGAATAATTTGTTCACATTCTCTATCAACAGTGTAAGGAACTTTGCTATCAAACTCCAACAAATTTGTAGTCAACTCTTCGGCACATTTTTCTAATTGCTTGCGAGAAAATACATAGCATAACGCAGGCAACATTTCTTTTTCTACCAAATATTCTGTGACCTTATTTAAAACATGTTGTCTTTTAACGCGAATCTCATGTTTTTCAAAAAGTTTCAAAACCTTAGTAGTAGTTTGATACTGAACATCATTAAAAACACCGTTAGCATCTTGAATGACAAATGGTTTATCAATAGCACTTCTGATTTCCTGTTGTAAAGTTTTATCTTTGATGTGTTTATTAACACCATTTGTAGCCGTAATAAAACTATAGTGAATAAGAGGAACTGCTCTAATCTGTTTTTGAGTTAAAAATACCTCTTTATCACTAAATTTTGTACTAGAACCGCGATTTTCTAACCAGTAAGCAAATTTAGCAGGATCATCTAATGTAGCTGATAGTCCAATCATTTGAACTTGAAGAGGTAACATCATAATGCTTTGCTCCCAAACATGACCTCGCGACTCATCTGTTATGAAATGTATTTCGTCGAACACAACGCAACCTAACTCATTTTCAATATCCATTTCGAAAGATATAGAAGAAATCGGTACAGGTGAACTGCTTTTAACTTGATACAGTTTATTTAATAAAATTTCTGTTGTCATAATAAGCACGTCAGCATCTGGATTACATTTTATATCACCAGTTATTAATCCAACACTTAAATGCGGATATTTTTGTGTAAAATTATAAAATTTTTCGTTCGATAAAGCTTTAATGGGAGTAGTATATATTACTTTCTTGCCTTTCGAATGAAAATAATTTAAAGCAAACTCGCCACCGAACGTTTTTCCAGACCCTGTTGGACAACAAATCAGCACATGATTTCCAGTAACAGTAGCCTCTATAGACCATTTCTGAAAATCGTGTAATTCATATGGATAATTTTCATAATATTTTTTGTATTCTTCTTCTCTCTCTTTAGGATAATTAAAAGTGCAAATCTTTACCATTTTAGTATATAATTAGGGTAATATGTATATATATATTAATATGATACATATCTTTATATTATTTTAACATATTGATTTTCTTAAAGTATAAATAGTTTAGGAAAATTAATTTAAATAGTATATTATATTATAATATAGATATGCCTAAATTATGTGAATTTGAAAACTGTAAAAAGGTATCTACTTATGGAATTAATTGTAATCCTATTCGTTGTGCTAATCATAAAGAACAAAATATGAAATTAGCATCTTCTTTGTGTTTATGTGGCAAACAAGCGCATTATAACTTTGATGGACTAAAACCTAAATTCTGTGCTAATTGTAAACCTGAAAATTCTATTAACGTTAAAAATAAAAAATGTATTTTTGAAAATTGCAATAAGATGCCTAATTATAATTATGCTCATGAAAAAAATCCTATATATTGTAAAAATCATTGTCTTGAAAATATGATTGATATAAAACATAAAAGATGTACATATTTAGGTTGTAATAAAATACCAAGTTTTAATTTTGAAAATGAAAAAAAACCAATATATTGTATTGCTCATAAAATTAATGGAATGATTAATCTATTCAAAAGAAAATGTAAAGTTGAAAATTGTAAAATAACAGCACATTTTAATTATGAAAATGAACATACGCCAATATATTGCTTTGCTCATAAAGAAACAAATATGATTAATTTGACGAGTAAGTGTTGCATATATCCAGAATGTAAAACAACACCCAATTATAATTTTGAAAACGAAACCAGTCCAATATATTGTAAATTACATAAAAAAACAGATATGATTAATATTAGAAAAAGCAAGTGTTTACATAATGATTGTTGTATTACAGCAAGTTTCAATTACGAAACAGAAAATAAAGCGATTTATTGTTTTGAACACCGGTTATCAAACATGATAAATGTAAAAAGTAAAATGTGTTTACACGATAATTGTGATAAACAACCTTTTTATAATTTTGAAGGTCAACAAGGAGGTCTATATTGCGTCAATCACAAATTACCAAATATGGTAAACACTATATCATATATATGTAAAGCAGAAAATTGTGGAACAAGAGGCAATAAAAACTACAAAGGATACTGCACAAATTGTTTCCAACATTTATTCCCAACAGACCCATTAACATTTCAAATTCGTTCAAAAACAAAAGAAATTGCTGTTCGTGATTTTATAAATTCAAGATTTGAAGGATTTCAACATGATAAATCAATATGGTATAATGAAACCGTTTGTGATTGTACGACAAAAAGACGCATTGATCATCGCAAACTAATTAATGGTACATTATTATGTATAGAAACAGATGAAAATCAACATAAATCATATTCTAAAACTGATGAAGAAGCAAGATATAATGATATATTTATGGCATTTGGAGGTAAATTTATATTTATTAGATTTAATCCAGATAAATATAAGGATAAAAATGGAAAATCATGTAACCCAATGCTTGTTAATCGTTTGCCCGTTTTAGAAGATGAAATAAATAAACAAATTAAACGAATAGAAACTGGAAAAAATACTGAATTATTAGAAGTAATTGAATTATATTACGATAAAAGTATTTAAAAAAATTGAAATGAAAAAGTATTTTACATTTAAACGCATAATATAATCATCAAACTTTTCATCAAAATGAGTGCTTATACAATTTCATTAAGATTAAAAAAACATACTTCTAAAAAATCACTTACATATGGGATTATACCAAACATATCTATTTGTTGTGATATTGATAAATCTAAGCTTTTGGATATAATTCAATTTACATTTACACAAAAAGGATATTTCAGTGTTTTTGGTTATAATACGAATAATGAAGAATTTTGGGGTAAAAAATATATAAAAAATGAATTCATATTACACTTTACTTTAACAATAAAATCAACCGATTATGAAAATTCTAATATAATTATAAATCCAATAATAGGAAGCGATGAAGAAATAAAAAAATTGGTATTTGATATCAAAGAAATGATAAATCTATACAAAACCTCTAATTTTATTAAACATTGTGTGGATGAAATAGTAGAATATAAATAATATAATTAAAATGATACTTAAAGAACAGTATACTACATAATGTAGGGAAAATATCAAAATTTAAGAAAAAGACACTAAAAAAGTTTCCTTCACATGTAGTATCGAATTTTAAATTTTTCGGGTAAAGTTTTTTTGGGTTTTCATTTTTGGACATTTTTTATGTCCATTTTTCAAAAGTACAGATATTTTACTGCAAATAATTCAATTGTGAGACCATAATTGAAAATTAGCGTCTCGTTACCAAAAAAATAATTATAAATTTGTTACGATAAAATTTTTATATTTTTTAAAAAAAAGGATTTAGGCGTTTTTTATGTCATCCTATATTAATGACATCGAATGACATTTTTACGCCAAAAAACGCCGAAAAATTTATATGTGAATTATGTTACTTTAAATGCTGTAAAGAGAGTGATTGGGAAAGACATTTATTGACACGAAAACATAAAAAGAATGACAAAATGATGACAATGGATGACATTTTTACGCCAAAAAACGCCGAGGTGTCCAAGATTTATAGATGTTATTGTGGAAAAGAATACAGTTATCGTCAGGGTTTATGGAAACATAAAAAACATTGTTTAAAACATAAAGATTGTGAAAATAAATTTAAAAAAGAATCACAAAGTGACCTTAAAATACTTACCAATTTAGTATTAGATGTTGTTAAACAGAATCAAGAATTAGTTACTCAAAATAGTGAACTTACAAATAAAATTGTTGATATATATAAAGTAGGACAAAATACTAACAGTATAACAAATAGCAATATTAATTCACATAATAAAACTTTTAATCTTAATGTATTTTTAAATGAAACTTGTAAAGATGCTATGAATATAACTGATTTTGTAGATTCTCTCAAACTTCAATTGTCAGATTTAGAAAGTGTTGGAAGATTAGGATTTGTCGAAGGAATATCAAATATCATTGTTAAAAATCTCAAAGAAATGGATGTACATAAACGTCCAGTTCATTGTAGTGACTCAAAGAGAGAAGTAATGTATATTAAAGACGAAGATAAGTGGGAGAAAGAGAATGAAAATAAAAATAAACTAAGAAAAGTAATTAAAAAGGTAGCATGTAAAAACCAACGTTTATTGCCAAAATTTAAAGAAGAACATCCAGATTGTGGCAACTATCATTCAAAATTCTCGGACCAATATAATAAACTTGTGGTTGAATCTATGGGAGGTTCAGGGGATAATGATGATGAAAAAGAGGATAAAATTATTAGAAAAATAGCAAAAGAAGTTGTTATAGATAAATCTATAAATATGATTGATTAACCGGAAAGAAAAATGAGACAAAACACAGATAAACATTTAAGGAATATAAGGTTCATTCTGACTACATTATTTGAAGTCTGATTTTTCTTTTAAAATTTTCCTCATTATTAAATAAATATAACTTAAATTTTTTACACTCAAAATTATCAAAATTATCTCTCATTGTAATCCTTGAAGATAATTTTAACTCAGGAAGAAATACTACAAACTGATATAATCCATCATTTCTATTAATTTTATCGAATAAATAACCATCGTATTCTTTATCCATAACTTCATTATTATTGTGACACAAATCAAGTAATGAACAATCACATTGAACTTTTCTAATTGAACGCATTGTAGTATTAATATAGTCAATATCTTCTAACCACATGTTATAAAATTTATTGACATTTTCTGATAATTTAATAATACCAGTAACTTGTTGAAATTGTATCATATTAAGAAGATCAACTAACCGTCTAATTGGACTTGTTATATGAATATAAGCATCCATATCTAATAGATCATGTCTAGTATCAATAATTTCAGCCCCATTTATGTATTGTCCTGAAGCAGTATTCCATATTTTAATAAATTTAGAAACATCATCCGGAATATTATCTGGTACATTGAATTCTCTCTTTATAATAGTAGTCCTAAAAATTCCAGTTTTATATTTAATAAGCACTTTGGCAGAATGATAATTCATAAAAATCATTAAATAACTAACAACATCATGACTATTTCTGATATTAGTAATATATTTATTTTTAAGCGACAATTTTTGCGAAGCCTCAAGTATAAGATGGTACTTTGAATCGGCTAATAAATTAGGTTCTTCATAACAGTAATTTTTAGCAACTTTAACAAAACAATTTCCATGTTTAATATCAATAATTTCATCATTTTTTATAAAAATATCCATAACAAAAGCGATTCTTGTAACATTTTCTTGTAAACTACATAAACAATCCGATAAAATAGTTGGTAACATAGGTCGCTTTTTATCGGGAAGATAAATAGTAGAAATTCTACGTGAAAATGATTCCCATAAATGAAGGACATCCATCCAGATTGTAACATTGGAAATGTATATACTTAATTGCTGTATACCATTTTCATGTTCAATAATACTAAACCCATCATCATAGTCAAGACTTTTAGGAGGGTCGATTGTAATAATATGCCAAATTTTTTGATTGGTTCTATCTTGAATATCTGGATATTTTTGTTTAACAATGTTAATTATACCGTCATGACACTTGCTCTCAAGCGCTTTTGAAGTATCTTTTTGAAATTTTTGAATAGAGGCGTTTAAACTCTTACAATATAACTGGTATTCATAAAAATTGTCAAGCACATCAATTGGTCCGATAACATTATCAAGTTTTGCTCTTGGATGTTTGTCGTCCCAATTGTCAAAATTAATTGTTACATATATATTCTTGAATACCTTAGAAAAATGAATATTTTTCATTTCATATGGTACTAAAAAAGCAGGTAAACGCATATCGTCTGGAATACATTTGTAAAGCAATTTTCCGCCTGCTATATTTGAACGTTTTTTAGTATATGTTTGTCCTTCTTGAAGTTTGTATTGTCTACCATATGTTTTATTTCCTGCTAAAATAAGAACAGCAGGCATTGGTGGACCACACCTAATAGATGAATGTAAGATATTAAATGTATTATCGTTATTAACTGTAAAAACATCGTTAGAAAATAATTTAGATTCAATAGGGTTAATATCTACATTGACCTTATTGAAATTATTTGTGTCAAATACTTCCCATGAAGTATAACTCCGATCATTTACATATATCTTGTAACTAGTCATTTTTGCCTGATATATGTAGATATATTTATCTCTTTAACTTATATTTATAATGTTTTTGAATATAGTGTATAAAGAATAAGTATTTACACACTTGAAAATTTAGAACTGTGCCTTTCGGTGATAAAAAATCAAAAAGGGGGTCTCCTCACGAAGGGAAATGCGGACTGCGTTTGAAATGTTAAAAGGTGTAAAAATAAAAATAAAATTGAAACTAAAATTTACAATAAAAATATAACAAATAAATTAAAATGAGTATTAACAGCTTAAATGCCGAGCATAGAGGAGAGATTAACTCATATCCGCAGTTAATCAGGAGACAATATCGTTGTTTATTTTGTAGACTAAATGGTCATAATATTACTACATGTAATAGTCCTAGATTAAGAGATTTTGAAGTAACATGTGCTACTCAAGTGTCGCAAACTAATACGCAGGAGGATTTTAAAAATTGGTTAATTGAATATTATTCGTCAGAGGAATTACTTATAAAAACTTTTGCCATAAAAAAATTTAGAGTTACAACAAGAGTAAGTATTGAAAATTGTATGGAATTGATATCTAATTATATCTTTAGGATTTATAAAAATATGAATGAAGATGTTGAAATGAATGAAAATGTTGAAATGAATGAAAATGTTGAAATGAATGAAGATGAAGATGAAGTAACCATCTTTATACGAGAAACAGGAATACAAGAAAATATCAGAATATCAGAAATTAGAGCAATAGAAAATTTACTAATGAGAGAAATATTTATTATTATGATGTCAGGATTCATTAATAGAATAATAATAAATGAAGACAGAAAATTACAAATTGTATTAACTATTAATAATCATGAAGATGAAAACATGAATCAATTATGTGAATGTAACATATGTTATGATGAAAAGGAATTAAAAAATTTTGTAAAATTAACTTGTAATCATGAGTTTTGTAAAGATTGTATAATAAATACGATGAAAACAATGAATACAAATAGCATAAGAAACTTGACTTGTGCTTTCTGTAGAAAAGACGTTAAAACAATAGAATCACGAACAAATGATGTAAAAAATGAATTCAATAATTATATTGAATAAAAACATTTCCATATAATTAAAATACAAATTTATAATTTTTTATTTACAATTATGTAGATAAAAAATACATTTTAAATTCATTTTTCAAACATTAATATTTTTTAATTGTAAAATGTTATCATTCCAGAATTTATTTTACTATTTTATAAACCTTTATAGAAGTTAACACGTTTAAAAAAGGTCTAATATATAAATTTAAATAGTGTTTACATATTCGCCTCAACCACCTTTCATTATACCTTCCCTTTTAAACATTTCAGGTAAAGCGGTCATATGTTCTCCTCATCCACCACGCATACCCTTTTGGAAAACGCGTCTTGTACGTCTCTTTCTAGAACGTTTGTTTCTTTTTGTTCCTTTAGATTTTCTTCTTTTGGAAGAAGTAAAGAGAGAAAAAAGTTTTTGAAACATGTTATATAATATAAAAATATTTTAACTAAATCTCAGAACCAATATTATTATTATTATTATTATTATTGGCTGGTTCTGGTAAATTATCAATACTACTTCTTTCAGAGACTACATTTTGTTCTACAACAGTTGGTTCTTGTTTTTCAGGAAGCGGTGTATTAATTATATGCTTATTTAACTCATCAATACTAGCTTTTTTAACAATATTGCGTTTAACATTTTGAATCTGCAAAGCATGCATTCCAATATATGGAGCTACAGCAATATTATTCATATAAGTTCTGTAGTTAAAGCAGGAAATACTAGTATTTTTATTAAATTTAATACTATACCACCAATAAGCAGGTATATATAATGTTTTTCCAGGCGTTAATGTAAATTCTAAACATTTCATTTTATCAAAATCAGCAATATATTTTGGTTGAGGAGACCAAGGATCAACTGGAGATCTAAATTCAAAATTTTCATAGTCATAATTAGGATACAAATATCTAATGCTATGAGGTGGAGCGAGTTTAATTTGCGCACTTCCTTCTGTTAATAGGTAGTAATTTCTGTAATTAATTTCATATCTAAATGGTGAACAAGTATTGGCACTTCCCATCATAATATCATAATTACAATTTGAAACCATATATGGTCTTAGGTATTCGTCGTTATATTTGAGACTTTTAATAACCCCAGTTTCTTCAAGAAAATCGCCATTGTTTTCAGAAAAATAAGTAGCATTAGAATCTTCATTAAATAATTTATTGGCAGCATGTAATGGTAAAGGAATATACAACTCTGAGTTAGGATCAGTTTCTTTAACATTTCTGATTTTAATTTCAAATGCGTTATAATTGTTAGCGATGTATGATTTATTTGAAGACTCGACAATTTTTTGACAATCAAAATCAAATAAAACGGGTTGTCTTAAATCACATATTTCTTCTAATTTATCCTTTGATGGTTGTTCAACCTCATACATTTCAAGATCTTCGCTAGTTTTAAGATGAAATTGAATGTGTAGATAAATAAATAAAACTAAACAAAATATAAAAAAACCAATAATTATTTCCATATTAATCTTAAATAAAAATGATAATAATTTTTATCAAACAGAACGAAGATTAATTTATAAAAATTATTCATTCATTTTAGGAGCCATATAAAATTGAAGTAAGCTGTTATCTCCTAAATCATAAGTAATCTTCATAGGACAATCATTACTTAATGCAAACTCAATATCATTTGATAATTTATTTGTAATACACATCTTATTAATATACGATAAACTATATGTTAGTTTTATTTCTTCATCCTCTACAATACTATACCCACTTAAGTCATCAATTGGAATATCTACTCTCATTTCTCCACTAATTCCATTTGTGGTTAAGCTAATATCTTCCTCAGAACATTTAATAATAATATCATTCCCAAAATTGGTTAATTGAGAGAACATTTCAGTGATTTGTTTTGATGATATAGAAAATTCAGCATCATATTCAACTGTTGGAATAGCCATCTCATCATAATCGTATTCAGTAAGTGGCATTTTGAAAAACTTTTTAAAACAATCGTGACCTTTAAAATCACCTTTTTTACTTTCTTTTTCTTGGGGAATAAAAGTGATATGAATTATATCTTCATTGTCGTCCTCCATTGTAATAATTAAATCTTGTGAATCACTTTTGGTGCTAACTATGGAATAAAAAACACTTGAATCAAATGATAAATTAATATTTTTTGTAATTTCAAATGAGTTAAACCAAGTTGAATTTATTTTGACATCAAATAAACATACACGAGATTTATCCATACCTTGAATATGAAGTGATTCAGAATTAAATGTTGTATTAATTATAGACGAACAATTTTTAAGAATTTGAAATAAAGAGACAAACATCTCTTTTTTCTTTTTGTCACTGATTTGTATTTTCATATTAAATATAATAACAACTTATATTTAATACATTTATTTACTAAATTTATTTTAATTACTAGTAGACGATAGTTCTTGCTTAATAATATTTTTTAAGTCAACACTCATTATAGTATTAATACCTTCAACAGTATCATTATCATTATCATTATCATTATCATTATCATTATCATTATCATTATCATTATCATTTATACTAGTTCCTTCAACTTTATTAACTTCATTAACTTCATTAACTTCATCAACAGGAACATCTTGAACAGAATGAATGTTCTTTTCTAATTCAGTCAAAGCAAGCTCATAATCGCTAAATTTAGTGTTTGTATCAGAAGCAAACATATCATATTTAATCATAAAGGTTTTGAGTATATCCTTTGTTTCAACAAGGTCTCTATCAAACTTAAATAATTGTTCAGTATGCTTGGCAATAGCTAAGCTTTGTTTATTTCCTTCTTCTACAATTTTACCAATTTGTTCAGTAAGTTTAGTAACACTTTCAGATAATTTTGTAATTTCTTCAAAATTACTATTTCCAGGTTCTCTCTTTTCAAGAGAATCTAATCTACTAATAATATTATTTAAAATACTACTATCAATAATTTTAGAATTTTCGGGTAGTGAAAAACCAGAATTACCACTATTTTCTTCATTTGCTTTTTCAGTATCAATAATCCATTGTTCAACTCTTCCTAAACGTATAGTAGTTAATCCGATTGCATCAGAAACAGTAAGTTTGGTAAATGGTAGTGATTTTTTTTCTGGTTGGTGAACTTGCTTATAAGAATCTGATTGCTGGTTTTGAGGTGGCATTTGTTGACCAGGTCTTCCAGTTCTAACATTATTTGGTTGCATATTATGATTGTAGCCTGGATGCGTTTGTTGTTGAGGAGCAAATGCTGCGTGGGAACCAATCGATGTTCCTGGTCTGTTTCCTGATACGGGAGGAGCACTTTCTCCTGCCCTTTTTGATCTAGCTGCGGCGAGAGATCTCGAACTCATAATATAATTATTATAGAATTTGTTTCTAAATTAATTACGCATTAAATTGTTAAAAAGTTAAGATATTTTGAATTTTTAAGATAGGGAGTTAAAATATTTTGAAGAAGAATCTAAGCAACCATCGCCACCTTAATTGCGTCATGGCTTTTATAGTTATGTATTTCAAAATCTTCAACTTGATAATCGTTTATATTCTCTCTAACTTCTTTAATTGAAACCGTTGGAAATGGATAAGGTTCTCTTGTAATTTGTAATTTAGCAGCGTCTATCGCATTTTCATACAAATGAATATTTCCCATTGAATGTATAAACTCATATGCTTCCAATCCGCAATGTTTCGCCAAAAGTTGTGTTAACAGCGAATATGATGCGATATTTATTGGAATTCCGAGAAAAAAATCACATGACCTCTGCGTCATCATACAACTCAATTTATTACCATCATGGACGTTAAATTGACATAAAATATGACAAGGAGGTAAAGCCATTTGGTCTAGTTGACAAGGATTCCAAGCACTCATAATGAGACGACGACTAGTTCTAGTGGCAGGATTTTTCAGCTTTTCAATAATTTGCTGAAGTTGGTCAATACCATTATCTTGTAGTCCTTCAATTAAATTGTCATCACGCCATCCAGATAAGTCACTTTGTTTTTTTGATATATAGTTCTTATTAAAATTTCTCCATTGATAACCATAAATAGGTCCTAGCTCATCGACCTCATAATTGGTAAGACCTCTTGAATCCAAAAATTCTCTAGAACCATTAGCGTCCCAAATATGAACTCCTTGACCCTTTAAAATTTTATTATCAGTTTCTCCGCGAATAAACCACAAAAGCTCTTTCAAACAGGTCTTCCAAGCGGTTTTCTTAGTAGTTAAAATAGGAATTTTACCATCTTGAAGAGAAAATCTCATCATATTACCAAATATGCTCTTAGTTTTACCATTTCTACCCTCCTCCCAAGCACCGTTATCAATAATATTTTGAATAAGATTTAAATATTGGTATTCCTCTTCATTTTTACATTTATCAAAAGCACAATGTTTGACCGAGTCGCATTCCATTTTATTAATTTGGGTAATAATGTTTAAATAGATTTATAATAATTAATTTATAATAATTAGAGTAGATTAAAATTAGAGTAGATTAAAATTAGTGTAGATTAAAATTAGAGTAGATTAAAATTAGAGTAGATTAAAATTAGAGTAGATTAAAATTAGAGTAGATTATATGTTAGAGTAGATTAAAATTAGAGTAGATTATATGTTAGAGTAGATTTGTTTATAATTGTTAAATAAATAAAATTGATTTTTGTTTTTTCTTGTTTATATTTCACATCTTTTTAATAATATGATTTATAATCAATATTCTGCTTATCAATTGTTACCATGGATCGATAAAAAGAAACTTAAATTGTTTTGGTTGTCTTCTAATCATGGAGCTATTCATTTATTAGAACAAAACCCAGACAAAATTCATTGGGGCTTTTTGTCTAAAAATCCCGCGGCGATTCATTTGTTAGAGCAAAACCCGGACAAAATTAATTGGTTTTGGGCGTCTCAAAACCCTGGTGCAATTCATTTACTACAACAAAACCCAGACAAAATTAATTGGTATTGGTTGTCTAGAAATCCTGCAGCAATTCATTTGTTAGAACAAAACCCAGACAAAATCCATTGGGATTTGTTGTCTGATAATCCAAATGCAATTCATTTATTAGAACAAAATCCAGACAAAATCAATTGGGTTTGGTTGTCTCAAAATCCTGGAGCAATTCATTTGTTAGAACAAAACCAAGACAAAATTGATTGGGAATGGTTGTCTTGGAATCCTGGAGCGATTCATTTGTTAGAACAAAACCCAGACAAAATTCATTGGTACATGTTGTCTCAAAATCCTGGAGCGATTCATTTGTTAGAACAAAACCCAGACAAAATTCATTGGTACATGTTGTCTCAAAATCCTGGAGCTATTCATTTACTAGAACAAAACCAAGACAAAATTCATTGGGGCATGTTGTCTCAAAATCCATCCATATTTACCTATAATTATTCAGAATTAAAAAGAAGAATGAAAGAAACCATTGCGGAAGATTTAATGAAGGAGCGATTCCATCCAAAACACATGGATAAATGGGTTGGGTGGGGTCAAGAACACGAAGATGAGTTTGATTAGAATTTAGTGTAGATTAAAATTAGAGTAGATTATATGTTAGAGTATATTTGTTTAGAAATGTAAGTAGATTTGTTTATAATTGTTAAATAAATAAAATTGATTTCGTTTTTTCTTGTTTATATTTCACATCTTTTTAATAATATGATTTATAATCAATATTCTGCTTATCAATTGTTACCATGGATCGATAAAAAGAAACTTAAATTGTTTTGGTTGTCTTCTAATCATGGAGCTATTCATTTATTAGAACAAAACCCAGACAAAATTCATTGGGGCTTTTTGTCTAAAAATCCCGCGGCGATTCATTTGTTAGAGCAAAACCCGGACAAAATTAATTGGGGATTGTTGTCTCAAAACCCTGTTGCAATTCATTTACTAGAACAAAACCCAGACAAAATTGTTTGGCATTGGTTGTCTAGAAATCCTGCAGCAATTCATTTGTTAGAACAAAACCCAGACAAAATCTATTGGGATTTGTTGTCTCTAAATCCTGAAGCAATTCATTTACTAGAACAAAACCCAGACAAAATCAATTGGGTTTGGTTGTCTGAAAATCCTGGAGCAATTCATTTATTAGAACAAAATCCAGACAAAATTGATTGGGGAAGGTTGTCTTGGAATCCTGTAGCGATTCATTTATTAGAACAAAATCCAGACAAAGTTCATTGGGATATATTGTCTGGAAATCCAGGCGCAATTCATTTATTAGAACAAAATCCAGACAAAATTTATTGGAATATATTGTCTGGAAATCCTGGAGCTATTCATTTACTAGAACAAAACCAAGACAAAATTGATTGGGGCATGTTGTCTCAAAATCCATCCATATTTACCTATAATTATTCAGAATTAAAAAGAAGAATGAAAGAAACCATTGCTGAAGATTTAATGAAGGAGCGATTCCATCCAAAACACATGGATAAATGGGTTGGGTGGGGTCAAGAAGATGAAGATGATTTTGTTTAGAATTTAGAGTAGATTTGATAGAGTAGATTTGTTATAATTGTTTAATAAATAAAATTGAAATTCTTTTTTCATAATTATATTTTCTATATTAAATACATTTATAACTCTTTCCAAATGTTTCACATATATTCAATGTATCAATTATTACCATGGATCGATAAAAAGAAACTTGACTGGGATGAGTTATCATTGAATCCTAGAGCAATTCATTTATTAGAACAAAACCCAGACAAAATTAATTGGGGATGGTTATCTGAAAATCCTGCAGCGATTCATTTACTAGAACAAAATCAATACAAAATTAATTGGTATATGTTGTCTCAAAATCCAGGAGCAAAACGTTTATTAGAACAACATTTAGACAAAATTGATTGGAGTATGCTGTCTCTAAATTCTGGAGCAATTCATTTAATAGAACAACATTTAGACAAAATTGATTGGAGTATGTTGTCTCTAAATCCTGTAGCAATTCATTTATTAGAACAAAATCAAGACAAAATTGATTGGCGATTTTTATCTAAAAATCCTGCAGCAATTCATTTATTAGAACAAAACCCAGACAAAATTAATTGGTATTTGTTGTCTTACAATCCTGTAGCGATTCATTTACTAGAACAAAATCAAGACAAAATTAATTGGGAATCCTTATCGTTAAATCCTGTAGCGATTCATTTACTAGAACAAAATCCAGACAAAATTGATTGGGGTTCATTGTCTGAAAATCCTGGGGCGATTCATTTGTTAGAACAAAACCCAGACAAAATTAATTGGGAATCCTTATCGTTAAATCCTGTAGCGATTCATTTACTAGAACAAAATCCAGACAAAATTTATTGGGATATGTTGTCTGGAAATCCTGGAGCTATTCATTTATTACATCAAAATCAAGACAAAATTGATTGGGATTATTTATCTTACAATGATGCAGCAATTCATTTATTAGAACAAAATCAAGATAAAATTAATTGGGAACACTTATCTCATAATCCATCCATATTTACCTATAATTATTCAGAATTAAAAAGAAGAATGAAAGAAACCATTGCGGAAGATTTAATGAAGGAACGTTTCCATCCAAAACACATGGATAAATGGGTTGGATGGGGCCAAGAAGACGAAGAGGAGTTTGTTTAGAATTTAGTGTAGATTTGATTATAATATTTTTAATAAATAAAATTGAATTACTTTTTTGTAATTATATTTTCTATATTAAATACATTTATCACTCTTTCCAAATGTTTCACCAATATTCTGTTTATCAATTGTTACCATGGATCGATAAAAAGAAACTTGTCTGGGATGCGTTAACATTGAATCCAGCAGCAATTCATTTATTAGAACAAAACCAAGACAAAATTAATTGGGGATGTTTGTCTCAAAATCCTGCAGCAATTCATTTATTAGAACAAAATCCAGACGAAATTAATTGGTATCAGTTGTCTTCCAATCCTAAAGCGATTCATTTATTAGAACAAAATCAAGACAAAATTAATTGGAATTGGTTGTCTGGAAATTCAGAAGCGATTCATTTACTAGAACAAAATCAAGACAAAATTAATTGGAATTGGGTTGTGTTATCTGGTAATCCTGCAGCAATTCATTTATTAGAACAAAATCCAGACAAAGTTCATTGGGATTGGTTGTCTCAAAATCCTGGAGCAATTCATTTATTAGAGAAAACCCCAGACAAAATTCGTTGGGAAACGTTATCTGGAAATCCTGGAGCGATTCATTTGTTAGAACAAAACCTAGACAAAATTAATTGGGTTGTGTTATCTGGTAATCCTGGAGCGATTCATTTGTTAGAACAAAACCTAGACAAAATTAATTGGTATCAATTGTCTCGAAATTTAGGAGCAATTCATTTACTAGAACAAAACCCAGACAAAATTAATTGGGGCATGTTGTCTCAAAATCCATCCATATTTACCTATAATTATTCAGAATTAAAAAGAAGAATGAAAGAAACCATTGCAGAAGATTTAATGAAGGAGCGATTCCATCCAAAACACATGGATAAATGGATTGGGTGGGGTCAAGAAGATGAAGAGGAGTTTGTTTAGAAATATTTTGTATAATAAATAAATATTTTGTATAATAAATAAATATTTTGTATAATAAATAAATATTTTGTATAATAAATAAATATTTTGTATAATAAATAAATATTTTGTATAATAAATAAATATTAAATAATAACTAAACTTTAGTTATTTTAATTTCTAATTATAAATCATATGGACAGTTCCGATGATTCAAAAAGTTTTTTTAAGCACGTTTTTAATTTTGATGATGATTCAAAATCGGATATTTTAAACATAATTCAGTACGCATTACTGGCTATTATTCCGATAGTATTTTTAAATAAATCAATGGGTAAATATGTTCCAGAATCGGACGATAAAAAAGGAAGTTTAGAAATATCAGCTGAAATAGTTATTCAAATTATTGTTACATTTATAGGTCTACTAATTATTCATAGAATAATCACATATATTCCGCCATATAGCGGAACAAAATATCCAGATTTTCATATAGTTTACATTATTTTAGCAATATTGATGATTACAATGAGTTTACAAACTAAACTAGGTGAAAAGGTAAGTGTTTTAGTAGATCGCATAATAGAATTATGGGACGGAACATCATCAGATAAAAAGAAGAAAAATGGAACTGTAAGGGTTTCTCAACCAATTTCTGGTCAACAAATGATACCTCCTCCTGCTTCAACATACACTGATGGTACTGCTATTAGTTCTCTTCCAACAAATGATGTAACATATGGAAGTCAAAATACTGTTCAAGCACAACAATTACCAAATTATGATGCTATGTATAGACAAGATACAACCCCATTAGTAGGCGCGGCTACTCCAGGAATGAGTGAAGGATTTGGCGAACCAATGGCTGCTAACTCAGTTTTAGGAGGCGGTGCATTTGGTAGTTCTTGGTAAAAGTATTATAAAACATGATTAAATATATTTAAATATAACTTCAAATATATTTATATGGACGTAAATAAGTTACTAAAAGCATTAGACGATGAAACAAATGAAACACTTATGAATTTTACATCGAATAAAATAAAAGAGATGAATTTAAATATTATTAAAGAACTACAATTACCTAGAAAGGATACGTTAGAAATAATGAATAAACTAAAAGAATATAAATATGTAGATGAAATGAATGAACTAAAATATGGTGCCTATATTAGATGGATTCCAATTGAAGACCCAACTAATATTCATCTAACAAAAGGAGCATTGTTTTGCGAAATGAAAATAACAGATGATGGTATATTTTGTGTTTGTAAAAATTATGGATATAGTCAGAGACATTTTCAATTATCTATGGATAAAAATCTAATATTTCAAAGGTTAACCGATCAAGAATTAGTATTATTATCTGCTTTAGACCATTTATCGAAGTAAACCCAAACCATTATTTGTTATAAAAGATTCATATTTATTTTCTGTTTTTTCGTGTTTTATTAAATTTAACTGCTGATTTTCCTTTACACTTAAATTTACCTCTTGTATATCCTTTTTTATTAAATATTGTTTTAGTACATATACCAATTGCGCGAGCTTCATACTTGTTATCAACTTTTTTAATACATCTACATAATTTTTCCGACATAATTTTTTCCGCATTCATTTTAAGCAGTCTTTTAGATTTTGGTATAGGTTTTTGGTAGTATTCTAAAATATGTTTATAATCATTATTAGTAAGTTCAGTCATTATTGTATAAATATATATATATACAAATATAAAAATTAATTTATTTTTAAATTCATCTTTCTCAATATATATTAGTAATGAAGATTGTAGTATTTGATTTAGATGAAACGCTAGGATATTTTACAGAATTTGGAATATTTTGGGACAGTCTAAAAGTTTATTTAAAGGATAAAAATTATTTGTCACTTTCTCAGTCAGACTTTAATGATATATTAGATTTATATCCAGAATTTTTACGACCGAATATAATAAATATTTTAAACTACTTAAAGAACAAAAAACAGTCATTATGTTGTCATAAAATGATGATATATACAAATAATAATGGTCCAAAGGAGTGGGCACATCATATAATTGATTATTTTAGTAACAAAATTAGTTATAAACTTTTTGACCAGCTTATTTCAGCTTTTAAAATAGCTGGAAAAGTTGTTGAAGTATGTAGAACAACACATGATAAAACGCATAATGATTTTATCAAATGTACTAGATTACCAATTAATTCTGAAATTTGTTTTTTAGATGATACATTTTATCCTGAAATGGTTAATGATAATATATATTACATTAATGTTAAACCGTATTATTATGATTTACAGTTTGATTATATGCTAGATAAATTTTCTAAAAGTGATATTGGTAAAAAAATAATTAATAATGATGAAAATTTTTTTAGAATAATGAATGAAAAAATAAAGCTATATAATTATAAGTGTATTGATAAAGAAACAAAAGAATATGAAGTAGATAAAATTATTGGAAAACAAATTATTAAACAATTACAAGAATTTTTTAACAAAACAAAGAAAAATAAAACCATTAGAAATAAGAAGATTAAACCTAATAAATTAAAAAAAACACGTAAAAATTATTAATTAATTTACAATAATATTTTTTTAACTGATTCTTTAAAAATTACTAGATATTGATTTAATGCTGTTGTAGTTAAAATAAAAACGCCAGCATTAAATGCTATTTTTCTATCTAACTCAGTAAATTCATAACTTTCTCTCAATGGATTAAAACGCCATATCAAAAATAAACAGATATATACTCTAATATAATAATCTAAATTGTCTAAGTATTTTGGGGCCGTTTCAGAAATTCCTATAGCAGATATAAATATTAACAAATATGTTATAAAAAGAATCAAATCAAACATATTGTTTTGAAAGTTATGTAGATCTGTTTTTGGACTCATTATATATATTTATTATATAATATATATAATATTTATTCTTGAGAATAAAAAGTTAATGTTCTAGCACTTGGATCACTAGAGTTAGTATATTTTGGCATCCAAAAATATGGTAAAATATGCTCGCAATTAGGGAAAAACTTTTTAAAAATATCTTTGTAATATATTTTTTCTGTATCAATATTCGCTTCAAATAAATGTTCTTTATATTGTTCATTTAATTTTTTAGAAATTTTTTCTTGTAAAATTTGATATAACGACCTTCCATGAGAGCTAACACCATCACTAAATGCTTCCTTTTTTCTAAATAAAATTTCATCAGGTAAAAGAGGTTTATTTTCATAAGTTTGAAATATTGATGAAACAAAGCTTTTACGAAGTAAATATTTTTCTGTTTCTTTAAAATTATTATGGTTTCTAAAATAAGGAGGAATTGATAAAACATAATTTACAAAACTTCTATCTAAAAACGGTGTTCTAGGTTCTAAACCATTTGAAGAAATTGATTTATCAGAACGTAAAACATCAAATAAATAAATATCATTTAGTAGTCTTCTAGTTTCCTTATCAAATTCAATATTATCTGGACATTTATTCATATATAAATAACCGCCAAATAACTCATCTGATCCATCTCCATTAAAAATTACTTTAGCATCAGAATTATCAGAAATATATTTACCTAACAAATAGTTTCCAATACTTGCTCTAACAGTAGTTGTGTCATAGCTTTCAATAGCATTAATTACTTCTGGAATAGCGTTAAACATATCATCTTCGGTAACAATTATTTCAGTATGTTTAGAACCAATATAATCGGCAACAATTTTAGCATATTTAATGTCTTCGGAATTTTTCAAACCAATGCTATATGTTTCGATCTGTTTATCTTTTTGTCTAAAATAATTTGCGACTAAAGCTGCGATTAGACTACTATCAAGTCCTCCGCTTAATAAACATGCAACCGGTCTTTCTGTTGTATTACATCTTTTAACTACAGATGAGTTTAAATATTGACAAATATTTTTAAGATATTCGATTTTAAGTTCATTAGCATCACTCGTAAACCTGTTATAATGATGAGATAACATAAAGTGTCTTTTATTTTCAATAATAGGTTTCCAATTTGGTTTAATCTTATTACAATATTGAAATAAAGAATAAGTTCCTGGTTCAAATTGTTCAATTTTACAAGTATGTAAATTTATATTATAATAATTTTCTAAACATTTAAGTTCAGAAGCAAACCCATATAGATTATACATATAATTATTATTTGTATTATGTATATTTTCATTATATATTTTATATAGTGGTCTAACACCCAACGGATCGCGCGCAATAAAAATATTGTTAACTAAATCTGTATTAGTTCTATTATCAAATAATACAAATGAATAAACCCCGTCAAGCATAGTTAATGTTTGTTCAATGCCATATTTAATATATAAATGAATAATTACTTCACAATCAGAATCGGTTATTGGCGTAACATCCATATATTTATATAATTGTGTATAGTTATAAATCTCACCATTACATATTAAAACAACATCTTTATATACAATTGGTTGATTGGAAACAGAATTCAGACCATTAATGGCTAATCTATGAAATCCAAGAACCATATTAGAATATATATATTCTAATTTAGAGTATTCAGGCCCTCTTTTTTTACCTTTCATAAATTGTTCTGTAATATTTTTTTTTTCATCTTCAGATAAATTATTTGTGTTTAGAAGAGTAAATATGCCGCACATTATATTATATTATCATTTTATCTTTATATATTTTTAATTGTTTTAACTTTAAAAAATAATATATATTTATAAATTATATAAAATGAATAACCCATATAGTCAAAATCCTGAATGTGTATCAAATATACATGAACAAACAAATAAAAGAATATATCATAGAAATATTCCTTCCCAAATGCTTCAGCCATATTTAGATGTAAGACCTGTAATGACAAAATATTCTTATTTTCCTATTGTCGACCCTAGAAAAAATATAAAAACACAATTGGAACAGATGCCAACATATAATGTTAATAACGTTTTTAACCCAGGTAATACTAGATCTCCTTGGTCAGGGTTTGCTTCAAATATAAATTTAGAGTCTGAATTACGTAACCAAGTTTATGCTCTTCAAAAATGTAGTCAAGCAGTTTATGTACCTAACTCTAATAGTGATTTATATGATTATAAGTTCAAGACTGTAACCCAACCAAATCCACATCAATTGTTATTTCAAAACGATAGTTTTTCAGGCTTCAATCCTAACCCTGATGCCAAAACAGTAGGTTCGGGTATTTTTATGAACAATACACGAGTTCAAGTGAGAGATATGACAAAACAAACATGTTAAAATATTAAAATGTTTAAGAAAATAATACGTAATAATTTATATTTCATTTATAACAACGCGTATTTTACACCTTTTAACATTTCAAACGCCGATTTTTATATAGTGTAAATTATATAAAAATAAATTATTATATTACCTTAATGAATAACGAAGACCTTATTAAGGAAAATATTTTGTATATTTTCTTTGTTTATTTTATGCTTATATAATCTTTATTATAAGCATAAAATAAAGTAATTCTTCCTTTTCAGGACAAAATAAATATTATGATTTATACATAAATATATTTTATATAATATACTAATGAAGGTAACCTTTAGCTATGTATTATCATGCTTATTCTTAAATTTACAGTTGTCAACTGGTGAATTTAAATGTGCTGATGGGGGTAGTGGAAATATATGTTATTGTAATGGAGATGTGTATTATGGAAGAAAATATTTGAGTGGTAATACAGGAACTGAAACAAATTTAATAACTATACAATCATTTACGTATTATGTTCAATCAAATATTGTTTATTCAATTGAATGTTCTAATAGTATTTTTGGTAATCCTGCTACAGGTTATTTAAAACATTGCATTTGTGATGGAATATACTCGGTTACAGCTAATCCAACAATAAATCCAACAATAAATCCAACAATAAATCCAACTGGCAATCCAACTAGTAATCCAACTAGTAATCCAACTAGTAATCCAACTAGTAATCCAACTGGCAATCCAACTAGTAATCCAACTAGTAATCCAACAGGACAACCATCAGCGTTTCCAACATCTTTACCAACAGCTAATCCATCCGGGTTACCATCAGCGTTACCAACAGGAATCCCAACACTAGAACCAACAGGAGAACCATCAGCGTTACCAACAGCTAATCCATCCGGGTTACCATCAGCGTTACCAACAGGAATCCCAACACTAGAACCAACAGGAGAACCATCAGCGTTACCAACAGGAATGCCAACAGTAGAACCAACAGCGTTACCAACAGGAATCCCAACACTAGAACCAACATCTTTACCAACAGGAGAACCATCAGCGTTACCAACAGTAGAACCATCATCATTACCAACAGGAGAACCATCAGCGTTACCAACAGGAATCCCAACACTAGAACCAACATCTTTACCAACTGCTAATCCATCATCATTACCAACAGGAATGCCAACAGTAGAACCAACAGCGTTACCAACAGGAGAACCATCAGCGTTACCAACAGGAATCCCAACACTAGAACCAACAGGAGAACCATCAGCGTTACCAACAGGAGAACCATCAGCGTTACCAACAGGAATGCCAACAGTAGAACCAACACTAGAACCAACATCTTTACCAACTGCTAATCCATCATCATTACCAACAGGAATCCCAACAGTAGAACCAACATCTTTACCAACATCTTTACCAACATCATTACCAACATCTTTACCAACATCATTACCAACATCATTACCAACATCATTACCAACTTCATTACCAACATGTAATCCATCAGCGTTACCAACATCATCGCCAACATCATTACCAACATCATTACCAACATCATTACCAACAGGAATTCCAACATCATCGCCAACATCTTTACCAACATCTTTACCAACATCTTTACCAACATCTTTACCAACAGGAATTCCAACAGGAATTCCTACATCATTACCAACAGGAATTCCAACATCATTACCAACAGGAATCCCAACAGGAATTCCAACATTATTACCAACAGGAATTCCAACAGTAGAACCAACATTATTACCAACAGGAATTCCAACATCATTACCAACAGGAATTCCAACATCATTACCAACAGGAATCCCAACAGGAATTCCAACATTATTGCCAACAGGAATTCCAACATCATCACCAACAGGAATTCCAACATCTTTACCAACATCTTTACCAACAGGAATCCCAACAGTAGAACCAACATTATTACCAACAGGAATTCCAACATCATCACCAAAAGCTAATCCATCAGCGTTACCAACATCATTACCAACATCATTACCAACATCTTTACCAACATCTTTACCAACAGGAATGCCAACAGTAGAACCAACATTATTACCAAGAGGAATGCCAACAGTAGAACCAACATTATTACCAACAGGAATGCCAACAGTAGAACCAACAGGAATGCCAACATCTTTACCAACAGGAATCCCAACAGTAGAACCAACAGGAATCCCAACAGTAGAACCAACAGGAATTCCAACATCATTACCAACAGGAATTCCAACATCATTACCAACAGCTAATCCATCAGTGTTACCAACATCATTACCAACAGCTAATCCATCAGTGTTACCAACATCATTACCAACAGCTAATCCATCAGTGTTACCAACATCATTACCAACAGCTAATCCATCAGTGTTACCAACATCATTACCAACAGCTAATCCATCAGTGTTACCAACATCATTACCAACAGCTAATCCATCAGTGTTACCAACATCATTACCAACAGCTAATCCATCAGTGTTACCAACATCATTACCAACAGCTAATCCATCAGTGTTACCAACATCATTACCAACAGCTAATCCATCAGTGTTACCAACATCATTACCAACAGCTAATCCATCAGTGTTACCAACATCATTACCAACAGCTAATCCATCAGTGTTACCAACATCTTTACCAACAGGAATCCCAACAGTAGAACCAACAGGAATTCCAACATCATTACCAACAGGAATTCCAACATCATCACCAACAGCTAATCCATCAGTGTTACCAACATCATTACCAACAGCTAATCCATCAGTGTTACCAACATCATTACCAACATCATTACCAAGTTCATTACCAACATCATTATCAACATCATTACCAACATCATTACCAACATGTAATCCATCAGCGTTACCAAGAGGCGAACCAACTGAAAATCCAACAGCGAAACTAACAATAAAACCAACAATAACACCAACAACAATTACTGAAGGTAATATAGCCAAAATAATAAATAATAACAATGACACTTCAAAAATAATAGAAAATTTGATTTCTAATTTAAATCTATTGCTTAAAAATAACGCTTCTAAAAATTTAGAAATTATAACCAAAACTATATCTGTTGTTTTAAACTATGTATCAAATAATAAAAATTCTACAGAAAATCAATACAAAATATATGTTCCAAATACACAAAATTCAGTAACAATATGGACGTCCACAATAAATAATGATTTTGCTGTATACATAATTAATTATGATATTAATTTATTTAAAAATTTATTAAACAATTCGCTAGTAATTAACTCTGATGTTGTTAGTATAAAAATTATAGACACAGATGATCCAGATAAAATTATAATACCTCCATTTTCAGCCAATTTATCATATGAATATAATAATTACATACCGTCAATATTTAACCATACTTGTATCAAAGGAGTACGAGAAAAAATATTATATCATTGCTTAGACTCAAAAATATCATTTAGATTATTTTGTAGTGGTTCTATTACAGCTAAAATTAGCCAAGAATGTCCTGTACCAAAACAAAAATGTAGTGTAATTGATAAACAAACAGCTAACAATGATTTTTGCGAAACAACCAATGTAACAAAATCAACTATAATATGTATGTGTGGCTATTCTAATAAGAAAATAAATGTTAGTGGGAGTGATTCAATAAATATAGCAATAACAACATCATATGAAAATGAATATTTGGGATTATCAGTTTCTCGCCAAATCGACCAAACAAATTTAGTCCAAAACTCAGTTGTTATTTTTATATTATTTGGATGTTTATGGGGGTTAGGTGTAATTGTAATAATAACACTTAATTTATCTAATGATTTCAAAAAATTCAAATTTGTACAAAAACAAACACTGAAACAAAGAGAGAAACAAATTTTTGAACTACAAAAATATTATATAAACTTAACAAATAACGAAAAAAATTTTTGTTTATTATTTAAACATTATATAAAATGTATTTTACCTGAAAATTTTGAAAATAAAAATGTACATAATTTTTGGGAATATATATCTAACACTCATTTATTTTTAAAAATCATAAAATCACTTATAAATTCAATTAATGGTAATCAATCAAAAACCATTGAATTTATGTATAAAAATAAATGTAAAACACATGAAATACAAACATACAGAAAAAAAGAAATACAAAGTACAATATATGATATCGTAGAGACAATAACACTTATTACAGTATCTTGTTTTATTTTGGCATTATTATATGATTTTCAATATCCTATAGATGATGGTTCTTGCTTAAATTATCAAACAGTTAATTCTTGTTTAAAAAGAAAAATGTTATTTGATTCGAAACAAACATATTGTGAATGGAAACCAATAAAAACACCAGGATACCTAGAAATAATAGATGGTGATGATAAAAATATACTTAACACAATTCCTATTGAAGATAACATAAATGCACAATGTTTTTATAACAATAATAATTCATCACTCCAAACAACTATTATAATTATTTTTATTACAATAATCATATCAACACCATTCGACATATTAACTTCTTTTTTGATTGAATTTTTACGTTCAAAAACTAGCAATTCAGATAAAGTAAAAAATACAATAATTACTAATCAAAATGATAACCCAAATATTAAAAGGAGGAATGTTGTAAAAAAAGACGAGTTAAACAATGTAAACATTAAACTTTACCCAAATATTAAATCTTATCAAGTATCAAAAGAAATTATTGTATTAAAAAAGAAATTATTAGAATTATACAGAAAAATATCATTTGATATTGAAAAAAATGATAACAAATATAATAACAATAATAATAAATATGATAAATATGATAACTATGATAAATATGATAACTATGATAACCCTAATAACAATAATATTATTGTACATAAACCAAAAAAACTATACAACAAACTACAAAATATTATTACAAATTTTTATAATATAACTGAAAATGATTATGGAGTGGGGTTAATACATATACTATACTCAGATTTATTAGGAGAAACCACATATACATCAAAATTATTTTTAAAATATATAAAAAAATCATTTATAAAACAAATTTGTGTCGATATAAAAATAAAATGGATATCTGTATTTATAATTTTATTAATTAATATAGGTTCATTAATTTATATAGTTTTAAAGGGTATATCAAGAGATAACAAATGGCAATATATATATTTAAATGCGTGTATTTCTAATTGGTTATATGATATATTTTTTATAAAAATAACAGAAATTTTTTGGTTAGATTACATTGTAATAAATCTAATACGTGATAAAGTATTAATGATCAGTGAATTGTTATATTGTTTACCTTTCATATTATATGAAAACAACAATGTTTTTTGCTTAAGTCAGAATTATTTAAATCTAATAAACAAAGATATCAATTATTCTAATATTTTAATGAATATAAAACCAAATTTATTTGAAAGCAAAATTATTAAACATTTTTTTAACAAATTACAAAATATAAATAATTATAAAAATAATGAAAACAACGAAAATAATGATCAAAATGTTATTAATAAGTTTCAAACAATATTAATATCTATATGTTATTATATTCCATTTGAATTCCAACGTATTTTATCTGCATTTGTATCATCTATAGCGGTTGTGGTATTTATTATTGCATGGTATAAAATAAAACTTATAACAATTATCTTTATAATGATAACACTTTTATATTTTATTACATATTTGGGTTATTACAAAAATGTTAAATATAAAAAAAATAATAAAAATGTTACATTTGACGCATTACAAAATAACTTATTATCACGGAATATTTTGATAATTAAACCAAATACAAATACAAATACAAATACAAATACAAATACAAATACAAATACAAATACAAATACAAATACAAATACAAATACAAATACAAATACAAATACAAATACAAATACAAATACAAATATCAAAAATGATGATTGTTCTGATATAAATTATTTACATAATGATAGTTTTACACTTTCAAACATGACAAACAAATTTACTTCAAATAATGATAAAATGTATGAATCAGATGAATCAGATGAATCAAACGAATCAGATGAATCAAACGAATCAGATGAATCAGATGAATCAGATGAATCAAACGAATCAGACGAATCAGACGAATCAGATGAATCAGATATACTTATATACATTAATAAATAATGATAATAAATGATGTTCTACCACTGTAGATAATATTGTTTAGCCGTGGTATGTGAGACCTAAAGTCAAACAAAGCATATTATTTTTTTCTACACGTTATGGATTTAGTCCTTCACCAATTTATTTGGATAAAGTTTGACCATCGTAAATTAAAACGAATGTCTATACTTTAGATAAATATGTTACTAAAACTACTACAAAAAAGAAGGAAGAAATAATAATGCCAAAACAAAAATATTAATTTAAACGACCCTGAATTAAAAAATAAGGGTTTAAAAAAGAAAAATATCACTAATATTTATGGAGACCAAAACACAAAAAAGGGAAACGATAAAAAATAAAACAAGGAAATGTAAAAAAAGAGGGTTAAAAGGAAGACAATTTAATATAAAAAAATATAGTAAGACTAATAAAAATGTCTCCCTTAAAAAAGTTAATTGTAGTCCTAAACCAAAGGAGAGAATTAACGATTTTTCATGTTATACCAATACGTCTCTTTATAAATTAAGAGATTTATGGAATGATAGACATCCTGATGTTAAAATTACCTCCAATTCTCCAAAAGAAATTCATCGTTTTATAAGTGAAAAATTAAGTGGTATTTGTAATAAAGAATCTTGTTGGTTAAAACAAAAATCTGAATTTGGTCCTTTACAAAGCGATATGGCAGATTCATTTGCTCCAGAATCTCCTCCCGAATGGAAGAAAAATCCGAATGAATGGTTATCGAGCATTGATATTATAAATGTAATGAAACAATATGAGAAGGCTTATAAATGTTTTGATTTTATAGGACCAACGCCTATTGATTTTGATACAAGAAAGTTATACGGAGAATGTGTATGGGATGAACTTTGTAACTTTAGTCTTGAAGACCAAATTAAAACTGGTAAGACAAAAATTGGAATAATATTTAATACTGACCCTCATAATAAACCAGGGCAGCACTGGATTTCAATGTTTATTAATATAAAGAAAAAGAAAATATTTTTCTTTGACAGTACTGGTGATAAACCTGTTGTTCAAATAATGGCATTAGTGAATCGTATTAAAGAACAAGGTTTAAACTTAAAGAAAAAAATTAATTTTAAATTCGATAGTAATGAAGGTATTGAACACCAATATGGAAATACAGAATGCGGTATGTATTCACTCTTTTTTATTGTTCATATGCTTGAAGACAAATTGACAGAACATTACTTAAAAACACATATATTAAAGGATGAATATATGAATAAATTTAGACACATTTATTTTAATGAATCACTATAAAACGTAAAAATATATAAAGATTAATTATTATTATATATTTATGGATATAAATAACTTTTTGTATACGGAAAATCTTAATACGCTTTGGGATGTAATAAGCGACGAAGAGATTTTTAAGTTTCTTACAAGGGATGAACAGAGTAAAGTAACACAATTATTTACAAATAATGTTAAAGGTTTTTTTGAAACAGAAAGGGTAAAAACAACTAATTTGATTGACATAAATAAAAAATATATTATGCTGATTTTAAATTACATAAAGAGAACTTATCCGCACCAAATACCTCCTAGAATAAAAATATTAGATGAAACCCCAGTTAAGGAGATTGTAACAGCAGAAGAACTACATAATGAACGCAAAACTGCATTTGACAGAGATCTAGTTAAACGTCAAGAAGAATTTGAACAGTTTATGAGCGTAAAGGCGCCACCTGTTCCGGAGTTTACTGATAAGCTAGATGAAACCCCGATTGGCGATATGGATAAAATAATTAAAGAAATGACATCTAAAAGGAATTATGATGTTGAACAAATAACTAAAAATATTGTTGTTGATGATAGTTGGTTAAAACCGCAAGAAACTTCAATTAAGAGTGAAAAAAAAAATATTGAACCTCAAACAACAAATGAAAGTAGAATCAAATATTTAAATACGGATAGTCAAGAACAGTTTACTACAAAAAAAACGGTCACGTGGGGAAATAATACAGAAACATCTGATTCAGAATTAGAAGAAAATATATTCAAAAAACTTAAAAAGGTAAAACCGCAACCTGAAATAGAAGTTGATAATAATATATCTTTATCTTTTGAAGAAATAACTGATACTGTCAGTAATGAAGATAAAATAAAAGAGTTACAATTAGAAGTAAAAACATTACATTCAAAATTGGACATGATAATTAATTTATTACAAAAAAATAACTAAAAAATAACTAAAAAATAACTAAAAAATAAGGTAATTATGTCAATGATACAAACGATGAATACTCGTGATCCATATGATTGAGACAAATTAAGAAAAGAGTAAAATCTTCAATTGTGTAATGGTAAAAATATATCAAATTCAGGTTCAGATAATAAAGAAACCATATATTTTTTTACGTAATTATAATTCATTATTTTATTATATAAGTCAACCCCTCCTTCAGCAATTTTTTCACCAATTTTATCATTTTTACCTAATAATGTTAAACAATTATATATGTCCTTTTCCAAATGGGAGCTATTTACATCTATTATATAGATGTTTTTCATATGTTTTAGACTATCATAAAACCATGAAACGTAATTAGATAACATTAAAATTATACAAGAATTATAACTAAGTTCAAAACATAACCGCCACGGATTTGCGTGTCCATCTATGTCCAATATATATTTACAGTTAGATTGTTGATACATTGGAATACTTTCTGAAAAATTATTAATACCATAATTTAAAATAGTGTTTTCATTCCCATAATTATGTTTGTTATCAATATGATTATCTTGAATATTAGATTTTAGTAGACCAACATTTATATTTATATCTATATTTTTTTGATTTTTAATATCATTTAATATTTTTATAACCTTTATTCTCTCATTTCTATCTTTATCAAAGTGATAGCATGTTTTATTATTGCCTCTAAACATAAGAGTTTGAGTTTTTGTTGACCAGTCTGTGTTTATTTTATCTAATGAATCTAAAAAATTATTGGTACAAAATACTCCAAACTTTTTACGTGTAATTACCTCCCATGTGTCTGGATAAACAATACATTTATCATAATGATCTTTTGTTGTACAACCTGATAATACAGGTATATATTTATTTCTCTCTATTTGGTTGTTCTTACATACATCTTGATGAAGAATATATTGTTTACATTTTTTTTTAAATAGAACAGGATGTGTATTTAAATTCAAAAAAAAACATGTTGTGATAGCTGTTCCTTTTAAGCATTTTTTAAGCAAATCAAAATAAATAGATTTATCTGTTTCCGCCTCCCACCATTTATCATATGCTTTAAACTTAAAATAATTTGTGCCTATTTTTTTCATATTAACAATAGGCTTACCAAGCGTTTTTGTAGTTTTATTTCGGCGTGTTTTGTTATTTTTAAGAATCTGTCTTTTTGTTATAACTTGAGTTCCGGGTTTTATTTCACTAGTATTCGCAAATATTTGATAAGTATGTAATTTTCCATTTAAAATAAATACAAATACACCATAGCCAACATTTTTAAACATATAATCACACGTATTTCTAAATTTTTCACGTAATTCAGGTTTTATTATAGGTATAAATGGTTGTATAATAAATTTATCAAATTTATAATAATTATGAATATATTTAATGTTTTTAAGTTTGAAACAATTATTTTTTTCATCTAGTATAGGAATTCTCTCTTTTGGTAAATGAATTGGTTTTATATAACTCATATAATACATTTATATTTTAAATAATTAAATTTTTTAAATATAATTATTTAAAAATTGTATTGTTTTTACACCTTTGCACATTTAAAACGCCGATTTTTATATAGTCCAAACCATATAAAAATCATTTATAATTCTTTTTTATTTTTCTTGTTTTATTCTTTGGAACATATTTTTCTGGTCTTTCATAAGCACCCTTAAATATATTTTCATATTTTTCTTTCGGTATTTCACTTATTACTTTTTGGATATTTTCTTTTAGATTTTCATACTTTAACCCATCTAATTTTTGTAATCTTGATTTCAACATACTAAAATAATTTTCTATGGAATTGGTAAAATGCTGATAAGGAACAGCATAAAGTAAATTATTGTGTTTATTTACTAATGCTTTTATTCTTTCGTTTCTATGTGCGGAAGCATTATCTAAAATAATTAATTTATTCCTTAATTTACTTGTAATATTTTGCTCTAAAAACTCAATTAATCTATCCGTATTTATTCCACCTTTTTCATACAAATCCCAATTTACAACACCATTTACAGAAATAGCAAATACACCAGTATATTTTTTGAATACTTCTTGTGATTGTGTTTTTATTACACAACGCTTACCTTTATTACTATAACAACGATTTCGTTTTTGTAATGATTTTATGCTTGTTTCATCAATACAAATAATATCTTCTATTTTGTATTTTTTCACTTCATCATAAAACTCTTTTATTTTTGAATTAATATTTATATCTTTACCAAATCTCTTTACTGGTTCGTGTCTAATTCTCGTAAGTTTCAAAGTAAAATTATTATCATTAATTACTCTAAAAATCTGCGTTGTAGATAAATTAGCATCTTTGTATTTGTCTTTGAGTTTTTGGTTTAACTCGTGTAATGTGATTGTTTTATTTTTATTAATTTCATCAACTAAAAGCTTAACATATTCTTTTTTAACTTTGTAAGCAATAGGTTTTCTATAATGTTTATTTACATTTCCTTCTTTTTTGTATTGACTAACCCAACGCATTAAACTTCTTGGAGTGCATTTGAATATTTTACAAACTTCTTCTTGGGTTTTATCTTCAACTAAATAATATTGAACCGCAGTTAATTTATAATCATTACTTTTATGGGTAGGCATATATATTATTGAATTATTTTTCTATAAAATTGATTAAATAAAAAATTGAAATGAAATACTTAAACATATAAGTATTATAATATTACAAGATGACAGACAAAAAAGTTATACTCGTTATTGAACCTGAATTATCTATGGAAGATATTAACGCAAGAATAAAACACGAAGTTTGTTATGAAACTTTGGAAGAATTAACTGACGCAAAATTAATGTGTGAATATAAAGATTGTAATTCTGTTAAAAATGAAATAAAAAAACTAAGTGATGTATTGGGAAAATATATTGATGAAGAAACAAAACAAAAAATAATACAAGAATATTTATTACAACTAATACCAGCAGGAACAAAAGGAGTTATAAGAGGAAATAAGTTTAATAATATAGTAAAGCAATTTATCACAAAATTATCATTAGATACAGACCGATTTGAAATTTGTTTTGAAAAAAAATGTGAAGGTCATTTTACTACTGAAATACCAGATTGGTATATTCTGGAAAAATCAACTAATAAAATTATTATTGGTATGAACCAATTAGATTTATGGGGCGGAGGACAGCAACTTAACAGAGGTTCAAAATACATAGAAAATAATAAACATAATAACGAAAATAGTAAGTTATTATGTGTTGTTTGTAATGAAATACAATTTAAAAGCAAAAAAAATAAAGCATACAAATTATTTGAAATTGGTTTTGAAAATAATACATTATGTTATTTGAATAATTTACAAAATATTATTACTTCATACTTTAATTAACATTCTAATAACGGATTGAATTTAAATATTAATTCCTGTTTTGATATGGATTTAGGACCGACTGTATTGTTAAAATCATATGTAATTGTAGATAATTTATTTATATTATCAGTTATAGATTTTCCATTAGTAAATTTTATAAAATAATGTGATTGGATACTTTTTTCATCAATTTTTCTATCTATTGTTCCTGCATTAACACCAACACGACGAAATGAAATATCTGGATTTTCTGTTTTTTCAACAAACATAAAATTAACTGGTTCTAATTTTTCATTTACAACTCTATTAGTTGTTTTTTTTTCCCAAATTTGAAATATACAAGGAACATTATGTTCTACACCATCTACTAAAAATGATTTATCAGGTAAATCTATTTCAAATATAAGATGAAAATTTAATGGAAATGTTTTTTTTAAGCTATCTTTTTTGAAACTTTTAGGTAATATAAATGAAACACTATCACAAAATTCACAAGATTTTTTTATAAATTTAATTGCTAATGAAGATTGACGACCAAATGGAGGATTACCTATTATATGTATTTTACTAAAAGTTTCCTTAATAATGCTATAGTCATATAGTAAATAATCCTGTTTTATTATTTCGTCATTATCAGGTTCCAAATCATAGAATTTAAAATTACTTATTATTGATTTAATACCTGTAATAAAAGAACCATTCCCAGCACTCGGTTCTATAATCAAATCATCAGATTTTATTTGTATATATTTTTTAACGAGATTTAAACATAACTCAACAACAATATCCTTTGTGTAATATTTATCAATAGTATTACGATTTAATCCCTTTGTTTGTTTAGTTTCCATATTAGGTATAGTTTGTTGTTCGGTTAAATTAACAATATTTAAATCAATTTTTTCTTTATTTACAATTGTATTTTCAGGAATTATAGCGTTAAGCTTATCTTCAATTGCCTTATCAATTAAAACCTTAATTTTATCAGCATTATTCTCGCACATATTTTTTCGTTTTTGGTGTTGTGTATAATGTGATTTTTGGGTGAAAGTTTTATAACATTTGTCGCAACTATAATTAACCATTTTAGTTATATACTATATTAATATTTTATTTTTATATAGTTTAACTAAAAATTAACTAAAATAGTTATTCCTTAATTATTCCACTTAAAAATACAAATTTACATTTTAGACAAAATCGGCGTTTGAAATGTAAAAAGGTGTAAAGAGTTTCAATCTTTTTCAATAAAAACTTGCTTAGAAATATTTTTAATTATTTTTTCCTCTTTTTCAAAATCGTTGTCACCGGGACCACCCATAGATTCAACAATAATCTTATTGTATTGATCTGAAACCTTGGAATGATATTTGTTATAATCTGGATGAATTTCTTTAAATTTAGGAATTAAATTTTGATTTTTAAATGCTACTTTTCTAACAACTTTATGTAATTTCAGTTTCTCTTCATCTTTTTCCCATTTATTTTCATCTTTAATATACATAGTTTCTCTCTTCTTATCCGTACAATGAACTGGTCTTTTATTCACATCAAGTTCTTTGAGATTTTTAGTTATTATGTTAGAGATACCTTCAACATATCCTAATTCTCCAACCTTTTCTAGGTCAGATATTTGTAACTTAATTGAATCAACAAAATCCATAATATTCATAGCATCTTTACATGTTTCATTTAAAAAGAAATTTAGATTAAATGCTTTGTTATGTGAATTTGTATTGTTAGTTGTATTATTATTATTATTATTATTATTATTAATGCCATTTTTAATAACTTCCATAATCATATTTTTAACTTCAAAACTGTCTTTGATTAATGCCAACATTAATTCTTTATCGGTTATTTCATTTTCAGGTTTTTTATTTTCAAAGTTACAATTTTTGGAATGTTTCCAT